CTTAGTACTAGCAATAGTGGCTCCACCTATGCTACCACCAGTTAAACCTAAGCTTTTATTAGTATCATTATTTTGTAGTGCTGTAGCACCACTAGCAGCTCCTGATTTAATTGTACTAGCTGCTGTTCCATCAATTGTTGATGTAGCGGTTATACTACCAGCAATCGTTAGTGTAGTACCATTCCAAGTTAGCTTATCTTTTAAGGAGAACTGTCCAGCACTATCTGCATAAAAACCAGTATTTGCATTACCCCAAGTACCAGTGCCAGTATATATTTTAGCAGTATCAATATTAATACCACCAAAACTACCTGCTGTAGCTGTTACAGTACCAGCAAAAGTGGCGTCACCATTTGCATCAATAGATATTCTATGATTTTTTGTAGCATTAGCGGTATCAGCATACTTACCCATAAATATGCCGCCAGGACCAATAAATAAGTATGTTCTTGGGACACCAGTAGTATTAGCAGCACTTATTGGCCAAGTTGACTGGCTAAAATCTGCTGTTAATACATCTTTATGGCAAGCAACAATTTTGTCGCTACCACTCGGAGCCACAAATAGCTGATAATTTGAATTTTGTCCAGCTAGTATATTTGTAACGCCGCTAGTTAGCTTTGTTTGTAGTGTAGTATCAAAAGCTGCAGTTGTTACAGCATTAAAAGCTTGTGATTCTATTTGTTGTAATGTTCTACCAGAACTATTATCTAATTTTACAGTGCCTATAATAAAGCTACCTGCTTGTAAGGTACCTTTTACATAAGCTTGTTGTACATAAATACTACCTTCAGTTTTATTTAAATAATAGCCGGCATTAGCCCCAGTTCCAAAATTGCCACTAGTTGGTGGGGAATCTCCATTCCAGTTGTCGCTTTTAATATCTTGGAATATACTTGCAGCAATAGGCACACTCCACACCGTAGTATTACTAGGTATACCATCTACTGCATTAGTTTGATTAGGATTATATCGTCCAAAAGTATACCATAATACTTGACCAACAGTTACAGAACTAGCGGTTAGACTGTAATTAGTTGGTGCAACTGCACCAGTAGTATTGCTAGGTGCGGTAGTTAGAGCAGCATCGGTTTGATTACGAACTCTATATGCAGTTATACTTTGGATACCGCCTAAACCCGGATTTCCCGGATTTCCTGCTTTGCTTTTACTTATTGAAAAATCTTTTGTTAATGTTGGATAACCTGTTCTTGTAGCAGTAATTGTACTAACTGCACTGTCTGTTGCAGTATCTAATGTATTAACTGTTAGAGTTATATTATTAGTACCCGTACCAGTTAGAGTAGTTGCAAGTCCAGTTCCATCAGTTTTTGTTATGGTCCATAAACTAGTTTCATTAGTAATTCCACGAAATATAGCACCATAAGTAATAGCACCAGTATAACTAGTTACATTACCACTACTGTCAGCTGGAACGGTGTGCGCTTCATTAGTTAATATAAATGTTAAAGCATTACTACCATTGTCTCCACGCCAAATAGTTACTGTATCGCTCAAAGTTCCTAATGTAGCTACTACTTTTACGTATCTTACAGTTGTAGCTCCTAAAGAATTAAAATTTGCACTAGTTAGTACTCTATTATCGCCTGTACCAGTTAATGTTACACTACCTAAACTTATATTACTACTATTATAAGCTGTAGCTGTAAATATAGGCGTACCAGTAATATTTTGTTTATTAGCTGTAAAAGTTATACTAGCTGGATAATTTGCGGTAGTAGCTGTACTATCTTCAAATATAAAAGCCCAATCAGTTGTATCTAATGTTAACAAAGATACATCAGTATCCGTAGTGGCACTAACCTGACTTGATATAGTATAACTATCTGGATCTATTTTACTAATATAAGCGTATTTTATATAATAGGTTGTACCAGGTAATAAATCGCTTAATACTAAATTGCTTTGAAAAAGCTTATCATATTTTAGATTAGTATTATCAGGAGTAAATCCGCTAACAGTGCTTACCCATACTTTTAAATCTAATAAATCATCTCGTGTTGTTAATGACTCCTCTACCTGTGTAGATAGAGGAGTATTAGCATCATCATCAACGTATATTCTACCAGTTGGTGTAGTAAAATATAAATTTAAAACTTTTGGTCCTGGTGTAATTGTTAATGACATATACCATCCTTACTGTATAGTCTGAATTTTTATACTACCAATTGCACTAGTAGTGCTATAATTATCGGTATTATCTAATGCTCTACATGCAATTCTATAGTTTACTCCACTACTACTTATACGTCTATTATTAGTGGTACTAGGTAAATCTAATAAATTAAATACGGCTTGTGTTCCGCTTTTTGCTTCTAACATATTTGTACTATCCCAAGCAGTATTCCAAAAATCAGCGCTGCCACTTGCAGATGTTCTATACAGCCTAAATACATAAGTTTTATGATTTGGTGGTTCTGATATATTTATAATAGGTTTCACTATTATATTTGTACCTTGGAATGTAATAGCTACGTCTATAGGGCCAAAATTATTAATATTTTTTCCTTTTATATATGTATAATATACCTTACTCCAAGTACCAACTATAGCTCCTATATCGTCTGTATACCTAGCTCTTACTTTATAATGCGTGTCTGATTGTAATCCAGTAATTGTAAGTGTATTAGCATCCTTACGAATTTCATAAAGTCCAGATAATTGACTATCGGAAAATATTTGATCAGATTTAATTATTTGTAGCTGTATTTTTGTAGCTGTAGTTAAATCTACAACTATATTATTTTTAAATTCCGGCGCTCCAAATCCAACTAATAAAGTATTAGCATAGTTTCCAGTAGATATTTCTTGGCTTAAAGAACTCTCACTATTTAAGCTACTAATTACAGGTACGGCAGCTATTGTTGCAGTAGCTGTTTCGCTACTTCTATTTGTAATTCCTGAATTATACACTAATAAATCATTAGCTAAATCAGCAGTATATATTTCCGGCGAATAATCAACTAAAGTTAGCCTTGCGCTATAATTATCCATAGGCTCTACGCTAATAACTACTAAATCTCTTGTTTCGCTATTAGATAAGCCTAGCATAAATAAGTTATCAACAACAATGTCGCCTTCAACAATAGCCGTTGAAAGAGTAATAGTTGATGTCCAACCTGTTGTAGTAATTGTGTCTAACTGTTTTCTTATTTGTACATTATTTGGATTATTAGTTCTAATTAGTATACTATAAGATTTTCCAACTTCTAAATATACTTGTTCTGTTAATTCTAATATACCTTTAGCCCCTGTGGCATCAACAGATTTAAGTCTACCCGAGCCTAAACCCCACATAGGAATATCATGACTTACTGTTACTAAATCTCCTCTGTTACACACTAGATATTCAAAATCAACATTTAAAGTATAAATTTCAGGTCTTAATTTTAATTGTGCTAGGTGCCAGCGAGCAAGATGTTCAACTTGCGATTGTTTAGTTACGCCAGGAAAATTAATTTCTTCAAACAATGTAGAATTTGTGCTGTTGTACCCATAGTTATAGATCAAGATTTCTGTTGTTTGATAAGAATTATTTTCATCTAAAAATTGTGCTCGAAATGCGTGAGGAATTCTAGGTAATACTTTAGTTCCTTCAAAACCCCAGCTATTATGAGGAGTAAAATATTGCACAGGAGAAGTGCGTGGTTTGTCAATTATAACACTCCACTTACCATTAACATATATAGGACTAGCTTTACCGGCAGCGCAAATATCACGCAATACATCTAATACACTTTTTGTATCAGTAATTACTGCATTAAATTCAAAATTATTGGTACGACAATAATCGTGCCATACTTGTAATTGTGTTAAATCTAATTGATTAATATTTGTAATTCTGTAAGAATTAGCTGGATGTTCTAAAACTAATCTAAATAAACTTGCCGGATTACTAGTACCTCTAATAGTATCCCAATTTGTACCATTCCAATCTTTAGCTCTACTTGTTACAAGAGCGTTTATTCCATCAACGGTACCATTTACCGTATTTGTACTTTGTAAACGAATTGCAGTTTTTGCAAGATAACATCCTGGTGGATTAATTGTAGGTTTTGTTGTATGATCATACGCAGTTACACTTGATAATACAACTTTATGAAAATTTCTTACATCATCAGTTGGCTCACTAATACTACTATTAGTACGTCTGACTCGTATTTCATAGCGCTGCCTAGTTAAATTAGTTATCGAATATGTATCATTAAAACCATCTTTATACTTAGCCCAAGGAAAGCCTAGTCCCCAAATAAGATTAGTCGAATTTGTAGCTGTAATATTTCCAGTATTAGTAGACACATAAGTAATTTTTATAGCAGCTACTGCAACACTATTAGGATTTGTGGAAACTACTCTTATTATACAAGCTCCAGGGTTTAAGGTAGCTATAGCTGTATGGAAAGTAGTATGAGCTTGCTCTGTTATATCTATTGCCTTTATTCCATTAATATATACTTGCAAATTATTAGTTGCACTACAATTAATAGTATATTGTCCGCCAACTGTAAAATTTTTTGTAAAAGTCTTATCAAAGGTACTACTGCTATCACTAGTTCTATATCCTAACTGCACTAAAAAATCAGACCATGTTTCATCAGTTTGCAAATCTTCTACAACATTTGCAAATTCACTGGTTTGAAAAACTATAGTTTCTGTGCCTATATTAGGTTGGCTACTAAGTTCGCTGATAATTTTTCCGCTATTAATATTAATTATCCAACCGCTATTATCAGCATTTGCTGCAGGAGTTGAAATATTAAATCCTTGATAGCTGCTAATATTCGTTCTGAGATCAGTTACTACTGGTGCGCTATTGCCTGTAACACTAATTTTATATATCTGTACATAACCACTAGGTATTACAGGATTTAAACTTCTATAGTAGCTTGCTGGAATATCTTCTGGATCTTCCACTATTCTAGTTTCATATGAACTTTTATAAAGCTTAGTAACGGCTTGTTGAACAGCACCCTCAAATATAACTAATCCTCCACCTGGAGCTACACAAATGCTATATCGTTTTTCAACAGCCGTATAGTCATACCAACTATTTGGAATTACAGTAGTAAAAGCTACATCGTTAGTTACTCCTGTACCTCCAGGATTAGTACTGCCAACATAATGTGTAGATACATTCTGCCAAGGTTCTATGCCACCACTAGACCATTTACGCAGTTGAACTTCTACACTAGCACTTGCTTCATTAATCTGACCACTATTATTACCTTTTGTAACAATCTGCCTCATACCTTCAGGAAAACTAAAGGTAAGATCTATGCTATCAACAGGTGCACTAGTCGCTACAGTTGTCCATGGATTAGGCTCTGCTGGAAATAATACGTTATTATTAATCAGTTCAATACCAGGATACTGTTGCTCAACATCTACTGGATAAAATGCATCAAAATCTGTAGTAGTTTCTCCAGCTAATCCACGTAGTGTTATATATTTTGGTGGTATACCTGGTGCTTGGGCTGCTTCAGTACTAGTATAGGGCGTAGTATATAAATTCTCTATTGTTTTTGTACCAACGCAAATATCTTCAACATCTAGTGGGCCAAATCCCCAGACAATAATGCTATGAAATAAACTGGTACTAGTTTGAGATTGTATATATGGTACAGCTCCTAGTAATCCAGTATATCTAATTTTTCCAAGTATAATAGGAATAGCACCAAATCTATTAGCTTGATTACTAGCACCATTAAATAAATTTAAACTATTTGGTGTACCAGGATCATCTGGTCCCTTGGGCGGACGTATAGGAGCTATAGCATTTACTAACGCTGCTCCAGCCATTTGAGTAGCTGCAACAGCCGCCATTGTTGCAAATTTAGTGCCAAAACTAGAAGCTGCAAATGCTTCTGCGGTAAAAGCTGTGCCTTCTATAGCAGCAAAAACCTGTCCACCAACATACATTGCTGCAATTATTACAGCAATCATAAGTGCGGTTCTAACAGCTGTTTTTCCAGGTATAGCTCTATAAGTTACTATTTGACCTTGCTTAAGTATAGTACTATTCCAACTATCTTTATTAATAGGAACTCCGTCTACAGCAACACTAATTCGTTCCATTAATTTTGTACTAATTTTGTATTTTGTTTGTACAAAATCTACTACTTGGGCTACAGTGCTGCCCTCTATACCCCAGTCTTTAATAGTATAATTGTTGAGTGGGTGCGGTACACCAATTAAACTAAATCCTTGAGCTCTGTATCTATAATAACCTTCGATTCTTTTAGACCAATTAATGCTATTGATAGATTCTATAACACTATCATAACCATCTCTAATATGTAAAAATTTACTATCACCTAAATATAGGCCAATATGTGTAGGTTCGCCTAATATACGAAATAGTATTAAATCATTTAATTGTGGTATTTCTACTTTATCCCAATTATCCCTATAAGAAATAATTGATTCTTTAATATTTGTACTTGTTAGTCCAATATATTGATCTACATAACTTGGTAGTTCTATATCTAATTCTTGCTTATAGTATAGACGAACTAAACCCCAGCAATCTATGCCAGTAATATCGCGACCATTATCTTTGTAGGGTAGACCAATATATTTTTGTATATTCATTAGAATAATCCTGGAAAATAACTAGGTACGAAATTAAAATTAGGAAAAGGCTCTCTACTATAACTTATCATACTAAGACTTAGCTTTATTTGATCTTGATTATAACTTGCATCAGTTATATAAAATCCTTCAAAAGTTGCCTCAGTAATAGTAGGAGAACTACTAAGAACTAACTCTAATTTTACTTTTGCAGGTTTTGTTAATTCCTGTTTAATTATTGTAATTGCTTCACTTGTAACATAATTTATTGTAATATTACAAGTTTCTGTACCTGTATCTGTTTCCGCAGGTAATTGTAATTGAAGTGGTAAATAAATAAATTGTTCACCACCTCTAGTTACACCATAAGCAACATCGTCATCTGTAGTTAACGCACTTAATTGCCCAGTCCAACTATCGCATAACCGTAAAACAGGTGTTGTATTATCATCTGGGTCATATATAGTAATTAAAGTTATTAGTTGTTCGTCCGTTTCCGAAGCAAACATTGCCTGTATAGCGGCAGCACTAAGACTACTTAATCTGCTCATGGTAATACTTCTAATACTAGGTTAGCTATATAATATCCTGGTCCGATATAGTTTAATGTATATAGCTGTCCATCTTGTTGAGCAACTATACGCATTTCTTTACTAATATTAGTTCTAGGATGTAAAAAATTAAAACGTTTTGTACCTTTAATTATATTTAGGACAAAATTTTCAAGCGTGTCTACCTGAGATTGAGATAAAAAGAAACTAACATTAATAGTATTAGGTCTATTACCTCTACGTCTTTGTTTAGCAGGGCCTGCGTCCATAGGAGATCTAATAATATTAGTTCCTATGGATTCAGTAAACCCTTTTTGTGGTACTTGTGGAAAATTTCCTACGGTTGGCCAACTTATTGAAGCCATAATTATCTCCTAGCAACTAAGGGTTTGGCTCCAAACGAATTAGCAAATGCAGATTGTATATTACTACCGTTTCTAGTCATTTCCCCAGATACCATATCAGCAATTGTTACTTCTATTCGTCTATTACCACGGCTATCGACGGACTCTTTGGTTTCTGCCTTAGCCTGAGTATAATTATTTACAACAACTGCTACGTTACTTTGACGATCTACAGTATGAACTGCTAAATCTCCGTTACTATTACGTACTAATGGCATTACCGCTTCAGGCCCTGCTTCACCCATTTGACCTAATCGCGTAGCTCCAAAACTTCCACCATTTGCAAAACTAAACATTGTAGGCTGCTCAACTACTCTATTGGTAAACATCCCACCATGTGCATAACTAGTCATACCTTTGCCGTCAAAAGCACCACCTTTAGCAGCCTTTATTGTATCAGTAGCAAAAAATCCACCAGGTATATTTGTTGGTCCACCGAGGCCTAAAGATCCCAGAAACATGCTGGCAATGCCACTTAGTCCGCCTAAGCCTTTTATAAAAAATGCTTGTTGTTGTTGAATTTCATAACGTAGTAATTCTTCTATAAAAGTATTGATCATACTCTTAAAACTTAATTTGCCAGTTTTTGTAAACTCAACTATTGCATCTTCCATACTCTTAAATGCATTTTTAAATGCTTGAGCGTACTTTTCAGTTCTACTATCCTGATATTGTCCTAGCCTAGTAGCTTCTAATTTTGCTTGATTTGAACGTTCAAGTAATGCAAACTCAGCATTATAATATTCTACTAAATCTTGATATTTTACGCCAAGTCTTTTTTGTTCTTCAAAGTCTCTTAGGCTAAAAGCAATAGCTAGCTGTTTGTTAATATCAGCTAAAGCATCAGCCCGCTGTTTATTTAATGATAGTAAATCTTGATTGTACTGCCTGTCTATTGCTTGTAGTTGATTTAAATTTTTAGCTACTAAGTATTCATCGGCTGTGAGTAATCCCATACTATTTTTTACTTCTAGTAAATTCTCAGAAGCTGTAAGCTGTTGTTGTAGTACTCGCTCGGTTTGTTCATCAAATTTATAACGCATTTCAGCGGCATCTGCAATTTTTTGTGCTTGATAGTTTATAATATCTATATCGTCGCGCTGTTTTTTAAGTGCTGCAGCTCCGTCTAACTCTGCTTTAGCTTTGTCTGCGCTTAATTTAGCTGCTGCTTTAATCTCTGCTAAACCTTCTTCAGCTTTTGCTCCTGTAACACCCTGTATTTTACCCTCTTTGGCCGCGGCAACAGTTCTTTCTGCAGCTGTTATAGCAAACTCACCGGGTAATTTTGCCGCTTCTAATTGTAGCTCTTTTATACGATCTACAAGTAGTTGAGTTTCACGTTGTCTTTGTTGCGGATCAGTAATTTGACTAGATAGTAACTCTAATTTATTTTGTTGTTGGGCTAACTCAGTATCTATTTGTTTTTGTTTGTTTGTTTGCTCAACTCTTAAATTTTCTAGCTCTGCTTGGAAAGCTCTAGTTACTGCTTCTCCAGCTTTTAATTGCTGCTGTGTTCTAATAGCGCCAAGCTGACTAACTTGTCCTAGTAGTTGATTAGCTAACCCAGGATCTTCTAACGCTAGCCCTTTTATAGTTGCTGGAGTAATCTTTGATAGGCCTGTGCGTCCTATTTTTTGTACATCAGAAACTATTTTTTCTTGAGCGGCTAGGTCTGCGTTTAGTGCTGCAATTGCAGGGTTTTGACCTGTTCCAATACCTTCAGCTGTACCTTGTTTTTGTAGCTCTTCTTTTATTTGTCTTATTTTTGCATTAGCAGTATTTTCTTTAAGTGCTAGTGTATTTTCAAATAATGCCGTTATCATTGCTTCCGAGGCTTTTAACTGCTGTAAATCTAATTGGATAGCACGTTGATCTAGCTGATTACTAATAGTTACTGCGGTTTTAGTACCCTCAATACCCTGTAAGAATCCTTTTGAAATATTAATTCTAGCACGTTCACTAGCTAATGTTATTTGCTGAAATACTATATCTACTTGTTTATTGAAACCGCGTAATATAGTTTCTCCAAGTTTTGGTGATAAATCATCAAATTGCTTTTTAAGGCCTGGCACATTTAGTTTTAACTCTGATAGCCTGCCCTGTAGCCCATCTATTACTGATCTTGCTTGAGTTTCTACATTTTTAGCGGCGTCATATAATCCTAAAATATTACCAATTGGTCCCTCTGCAGCCAATTGCTTTTCTTGTGCATTTTTAATAATTTGCTGTTGTTTTTCTATTTCATCAGTAATTTGTTTTTGTTTAGATAAATTATCTGCTAATTCTGCTTGTATATCTTTAGTACGCATTGCTAAATCAATAACTGTTTGCACATCTTTTTGATCAAACAATCGTAAAAATTTAGGATCATCAATTAGCTTACTGATAGCCCCTAGCGCAGGCTCTAACTCCCCGCGAACAGTACCAGCTAAATCAGTTAAATTTTTTCCAGTAGTTACAGCTAGTCTACTAAGCTCGCTTTCACCGGCTACACTTTTTACTACATCGTCATATTGTTTATATAGTTCTTTGAATTGATCTACTAGTGCTTTAGCATTTTGAGCAGCTATATTTACACTTTTACTAAACTGATCAACTTTTTGCGACACTAACTTTTGAACCTCTTTGTTAGCGTTACGCATAGCATCCTCAAATTGTTGCGTAGTAGCAGTAGCTCCATCAATACCAAGCATATCACCTATGTCAACTAAAAACTGCTGTCCACTAACCATTGTTCTGGCTGCATCAATAGCTTTACCGGTACCATCTGCTAGCTCTTTTGCAAGTTTGCTTTCTGTGTCCTTACTAACAGTGCCATATAACCAATTTGTAAGACTGTCAAACCAATTTCTACTATTTACTTCCTTGTCTACATTCCTAATAGCGTCTAGCATTGTTTGGCCAAGTGTCTGCATAGCATTAGTTCTAGCCGCTATGGATTCGACACTAAACTGTTGTAGTGGAGTTTTTGTGCTCATGCTATCAAGCACTCTGTTTAAAAAAGCTGCCTGATCTGATAGTTCACTTAAACTCTTACTTGCTTCTGCAGCTTGTTTTTCATTTTTACCAAGCACAGTACTTAACATACCTATACCAACTGTTACAATACCTATAGCACTAATTATATTGCCAAATGCGGCAAACATTGTACCAACAGCTGCTGTGGTAACTGCGGCTGCAGCACGCATAGTTAACATAGTCTTACTAAACTTATCACCCTCAAGCCGCGCTTTTTCCATGCGAGCAGTAAATATTTCCCAAGCAGCGCTAACACCTAATAATCTTGTATCGTCATATGCCTGTGCTACAATATTACTCAACTTAGCACGAGTATTAGCTTCTTGCTCAACGCGCTGTAGCATTTTACCGTGAAAATCTATGGATTTTTGTTGTGTTTGTGTAGCAGCACTTAGTCCACTATTATAATCACCAACTGCTTTAGTAGCTTGAGGTAATAAGTTTAAATAATCTTTTACTGCCTGAGCATTTGCTTGAGCAGCTTGGCGTTGTTCATCACTAGCTTTAGTACTTTTAGCTACACCTTCCCAGATATTAACTTGACGTTGTAATTTATTAATATCGCCTGGGGTGAGCTGATCAACACCTTTTTGGAGTATATCGTATATTGTGCCTTTTGTTAGTGTAAAACCACCTTGTAGTGTTTTACGCAAATCTGCTGCTGTTTGATCAGCAATAGCTTTAAGAGGTCCAACTTGGCTTTCTGCAGCTTTTTTAGCTGTTTCTTGTGTAAATTGTAAATACGCTTTATAATCAGCATTTAGTGCAGTAGCCGCATCTGCACTCTCTTTTTCCGCAGCACGTAAATTTGATCTAAAACTAACAAGTGCTGGAAGTGCTTGACGTAATAATACGGCGCTTATTCCTGCCAGTGCAACCCCTAAGGCTGTAGGACTTGATGCTAGTGCATCGATTAAAGGTCCTAATACTTTATTAACTACCTCTAATCCTGATTGTGCTACATTCTTAAGTGAAGATAGTAATCTCTCATAAGGATTAGTGCTAATTTTAATATCACCAAACTTTTGTTGAGCTTGGTCTAATACTGCATTGGCAAAGGCTTGACGACGTTCAAATTCTGTTAATTGACTAGCACTTTTACCAATAGTACGTGCATAATCTTCTGCGGCTTTATCAACACGTACAAAAATTCCTAGTTCGTCTAATAGTTCGGGTTCTATTTTAACTATACCACGACTTAGGCGATTAATAGCATCGGGCATAGCAATACCTAATGCTACGCTAGCACCTTTAGCGGCTACGCCTAGTCGCTTAATGTTAGCATCGCTCATACCACTGCTACTAGCTTGTGCTACAGCTGTCATAGCTTCGCGCATGCTTATAGCATAATCAGTACTTTCCGCTAACTGTTTACTCATTTGCACTAAATTTTTACCGCTAGCTATACCTAATTGGTCTAGACCTCTTACCATATTTGTAGTATCAGCTGCATTACTTAATGCATTAAAAGCAGCAGTTGCAGCAAATAGATTAGCTGCAAATGTAGCATATACTCGAACTAGACCGCCTAAGCCTTGTGATTGTTTTGCAAAATCGCGACTAGCTGCACCAGTACCTACTGCGCTTCTAGCAACGTCATAATCTTGATCACCTAGACCAGGCATAGCAGCTGCACGGCGCATAGCTCCAGCAGCGGCACCACGACCAATACCTTTAGAGAATAAGTTACCAGCTAAGTTTTGTATGCCGGTTAATTCACGTTTTAACTCTTTGGCTTGTGCAGTAAGACTTTTAAGGGTATTACCGTCGGTAACTTCAATATTAATTTTTTCATTAATTGCCATACATGCCCCGTTTCCTACTGGCCAGTAAAAATAATACCAGAATTTTAAGCTGTATCAATTATAACATACAGGATACCAAATGTCAAACTTAAAATTTTGAATTATTTAACAAAAAAGCCGCAGTTTGGCTGCGGCTTATTTTTGTTTTTGCTTTTTAGCTGCCTGTTCTTGTCGTATACTATCAATCATAGAAATTATTGTTAAATAAACTTTATAATCTATAAAATCAATATTACTAAGTTTAAACAACGTTTCGATATTTTCTAGATTTTTACCTAAATACAATCCGTTCATTGAATCCCAACGGTCTTGTAAAATTCTGTATATCTCAAACAGCTCTTGTACTTCTATATAAAAATCATCTAATTCAACAGGTATCTCAGCTTCTATAGGTTCTGCACTTAAGTCTCTACACATTTCAAAATATTTTTCTTTGGTCATACCAACTTCAAGATTTTGAAAATAACTATTTAGCTGACTTTGCAATATCTTTAATTGGTCTTGGAAAAGTTTCCCAAGTCACTAACCGTATCACTAACGAAACTATCAAAATTAGTAGAATTTCGCATTAAATATAATGCGTTTTCTTGTGTATATTCTAATTCACTATCTAAGTCTTGCCCACTTAAATCTACAGGGGCTAATTGCTCTAAATAACGTAGTTTAAGACCGCTCCAACCTTTAATAGCGTTATCAGTATATAGTTGAATAAATAAATCATCGTCAAACTCTTCCTGAGTCTGTCTATTTTTAACAGTAACTTTGTTTGACTTTTTACGAATGTTTAATAGTATTTCTCTACTTAAAAAACCAAGTTTGATCTTAAATCCTGGCATACCAGGATAATCTATTTCAATTGTTTTAGTAGGTACTAGTAGTGATTTAAGACTGAGGCCCTGCTGCATAGTGTTAAAATTTCCTTGTTTATAAAACTAGGTGCTAGAGATTTCTAGCACCTTTTATAATATTACTTAAGCTGCTGTAGCGTAATAATTGATACTGATTTCATTTGCTTCGTCAATACTGAACTTATTAGTTCCAGTAGCGCCGCTCCAACCTTGGCCAGTAAACGTAATTGTTGTTGAAATAACCTGTTCTGTATTAACTGTAGGTATTTGAACCATTGCTGCAGGGATTTTAAAATCAACCCTAGTAGAATTTGATCCGCCACCTAACTGGATATTAATTGCAAAATCTGGATTAATTTCAGTAGCAGCACCAGTAAGTAAACTGTCTAATAATCCGGCTGTGTTTGCTGTACCGCTACGTAAATATGCCGTTAATGTTCCAGTAATACTACGTGTACCAGTAAAATATGTAATTGGTAAATTAACTGTACCTAAATTAGCTGGTGTTAAGTAGGTTAAATTATTGGAAAGTGTAATATTACCGCCTGTAATTGGTACAACATAGTCACTGTCAGTAAAATCATTAATTGTATTATTTACTTGTAGTGTGCTTAATTTGTTAGTAATATATTTTGCAGCCGTATTTTTAGCTGTTGCTTGTTGGGCAGTAGAACTATCAATATCAGCTCCGCTTAATACTACTGGATTTGCAGTACTTGCAGCTAATGTAACTTGTCTAATTGCGCTACCTTTTCCAGCCCATTGAATACTAGCAATAGCATCTATACCAAAATCAATAGTAGCGCTATCTAAGGCACAATTGTCAATTACATATGTTAAATCATCAAAAACAATAATTAATCCAAAAGCTTGTAATTGATGTTTATTACTGTTCTCTAATAGTACTTTTGCCGGTGCGCTAACAGTTCCATTATCCCAGCCTTCATTCCAACCACCACCTAAAGTAGTACTGCCTAGCTGATCTACTGTAACTGTACCTGTAGTTTCTGCACCAGCATCACTATCTGCAATTGTACAAGTAACTGTATCAGTCGGCAAATAACTGCCTGGGCTTGTAATTGTTACACCGGTTACTATACCGGCGCTATCAATGATTGCTGTACCAGTAGCAGCACTGCCGCCACTAGCTGGTGAACTAAATGTTACTGTAGTTGTTGCTGCAGTAAATGTACCGGTAGCACCAGCAGTAGAAACTACAACTTTTTGTACACCTATACGTCCTGTAGTATCACCTAGTGCGCCTGCTCCTGCAAAAGCATTCCAAAGTACTTTTTCTTCTGCAGTTACAGTAGTAGGTGTTAATGCGGTACCTGCCGCACTTTTATATGGGCGCAAATACGTACTAAAACTAAAATCAACTGGTTCTAGCGCAGTATTAAAACTACGCTGTCCGCGAGCAGGAGTAGCACCTGCTTCGTTTAATGTAACCGTGTCAACTGTGGTATTTTGGCTAAAACTCATGCCTTCTAATACTTGGATCTCCCAGGTATTACTACTGGTGAAATTACTACTACCACTAGTAGCTTTATATGCTCCTAATCGTACTTGACCTTTTGTGTTAACGTTAGTAGTAAAAAATACTCTACTATTACGAATTAAATTAACTGCCATAGTTATTCCTTTTTAGTTGTAACGTAAGGCATACTTGCTAGACATTTATCTGCACTGATGCCCAGAACGTTATTGAAGTGCATACCTGACTTCAAGGTTTATTTCACCAACGCCATACGGACTAAGTAGTCCCTCGTCAGTTGTTATTGACTGAACTAATATTTCAGTTGTTTCAAGATTATTATTAGTGTCATAAACCAGTACTCGATTGGCATTTATACAGTGCTCTAAATCATCGAGTAGAGCCTCTAATTGCTCTTGTGGATTATCTTCACTTTTAACATAGGCTTTTACGCATACAGCTAACAATCCCCAAGTAAAATTATTAGGCAAGTAATCTCTATACTCCGAACCTGGATGTATGTATACACTGGGAAAATCTTGTATTTCATCCCAAAACTTTAATTTAGGAAAACTATTGCTAAACAAGTTAGTGGTATAGGGGCTAGTACCATCAATAATTTTAAATTTTTCAGCTAGTGCTTTTACTATCTGTACTCGTTTGCTCATACTGCCACCATCCTTAATCTACTAGCTATTTTTAAACCTGCTAACTCTCTAATAGATCTTGTAATTAACAGTTTAGGGTCTCTGGAACGAGGATATTGTTGTCTACCACCTTGACTAAATGTAGCATATGGGTTTTTCATATAGGTATAATAAGCTGTAATTGTTCCTTGTCTGCTTTGACTTAATTTAGGAACCTCGACCGATTCAGCAAATCTACCACTTCTAAGATTTAAAATATCTCGGCGATTACCAGATCCCATATTTTGTCTAATTTTTTCGGTTAGTAGACTATCTAATAGGGTTCTTAATGTTAGAAGTTCATCACGAGACTGGGACGCGGTTTTATTTGCTAAATTTGTTACAGGATTAACTACAGAAGTAATGGTTTTAGTTTTTGGTTGTCGTACAGCTTTAGCACTAGCTTTTACAGTTTTTAAAACCTGATACTGTATTGTTGCTGCCTTAGTTTTATTTTTTGTAGAATTTTCATTATGTGTTCGTTTTTTACCAGTAATATTATTTACTATTGAGTTTGTTATAAATTCAATAGCTGATTGAGAACTTTTGCTGCGTAATAATTTTTCTAATGTTTTACCTATTACTGTATCTTTGAATCTTTCAGCTAGCATCTGCCTAGTTATTTCCGAAGATTCGAATCGATCTGCAACTTGTTTCTTTTCTGCTTGACCAAGGACTGTTTGGTTTGTAAAAACGTCCATATCTGTGGTCATGGTCATACCAAATCTAAACAATACTCCAGTTCTTTCTGAAAACTGTTTACTAACATCTATAGATTGTTTAATATGTCCTGTTTTCTTTAGAAATATATCCTTGGCTTTATAAACATCCCTACTAGTAACTTTTAGCGAGTCTAATCCAGCATTGGTTCCGTTTAGTACTATTTTTGCTAAAGCGGGTGTATTAATACTAATTGGTACGTTGGTTGTATTTTCGGAAGTTATATCATAACCACCTACGTGACCAAAATTAACATATTTACCAGCTATTGATTTGCCTGCTGCTAATGTAACCTGTATTCCGCTATCCTTAACACTTTTAACTGTTGTTAACTGTATTAAACCATCTCTAAGACCAGAAGTAATTTCTTTATTGATTCTGTCTTTACCAGCTAAAAAATTGCGTTGAAAAAATATAAATCTATCTGGTTGTGGAAATATACCTAAATCTGCTGGATTTGCTACGCCTAATAGTGCATTGTTACCGAATATACCATTAATCTCTTGCATAAATATTTGGCCAAACCTAACAATATCTTGCTGTGTCAATGATCTCTCACTGAAGGCTGCCAACCTATCTTCTACATTCTTATTTAAAGCATCTACGGGGTTGCCGTTATATGCTTTAACCACGGTTTTATGCAGAGCATCAATTTTAGTAACTATACTATCAATCAAAACTTTTTTATTTTTTTCAATAAGTTGCTTTATTAAGCCCTTATTCCTTTCAGCCTCAGCACCAAAAGTAAACACTTCTTCTGGTGCTAAATATATACCATTAATAATAAATTTAGCAGTATTGGCAGCATCTAGTACATGCACATTTGGCATATACTTATCATATATTAGACGAATATCTTTGGCTAGTTCTTTAGCAAAAGCATCCTGCTGAATATTTAAATCTTTACTATTCTTATAATATTCCTGCATCATGCCAAACATTAAATAGTCTACTTGACCCATTAAATCTAATTGTTGCATGATTACGCATAATCCGCCATATATTGGTCAAGCACACGTTTAATATGTGCTGGAAAGTTTGTAGTAGCTACATACTGTATTTGTGTAACATTAGGTGTAACGTCACGATTTACATGTACTGCGCTATTATTCTTTGAGTAGTATTCTACAAGATCTAGCACGGCTAGTTTTAAATCATCTGGTACAATTTCAAATCCTGCTGTATAGGTTACACGATAACCACGCATATATTCTTGAAACCAGCCACCATTGCTTATAGCTCTAACTGAATCCCCATCTATTACCCAATCTGTATATTTAGTTAAATTGGTATAAGTTTGACCATAGTTAGTACTTTTACTTACCTGTGTAACATTAACTACTGGGGTTTCTTTAAGTATTAATTTGTCAAATCCACCATCAAAATATTCTGTTTTACTTTCATCATAGTAGTCAGTAAAATTTCTGCGGCAGTAGGTTTTTACTAACTGACTAACTTTAGGAATCAGCAAGTCAATTTCTTGATCTTTATTTGTACTAGTAATTCCTAGATAGTTTTTATACTCAGTTCTAGTAATTAGGTCAGCCATAAATCCTCCTGTGTCTCTAAAGACTAGCACGCTAGGCTTTAGAGACAGGGCTCATGTGAACCCTGCCTAAGTTTAAGTTTAATTAAACGTAACGAACTGTAACAACACCACTACCTTCATTGCTTGTTAAGCGGCTCATAGCGATACGCATACTAGCAACGATAACACGGCGCTGGTTGATGACTTCGTCATCTGTGTCGATACGCATTGCACGATGGTTACCAACAACGAAGTTGCGTGGATTAACCATAACAGCTAGTGCATCGTTAGCAGCTAGACCAGTCATTTGTGCGCTAACAACAACTGGAGTTTGAGCGATTAAGCCAACTTGACCAGTAATTAATGTGTTGCGTGACTCGCTGATCTTGTCTGTGCTCTGGAAAGTACTATCTTCTAGTAAGTCATA